AGCTCAAGATCTTTCGGATCTTGACGCTGAGAAGTTTACTGGATTGGCTGAAGAATTAGTTTTCGATGATTCTGAATCATTTACTGCTAAACTTCAGACTATCAAAGAGTCATACTTTGGTGCTAAGAAACAGTCGGCATCTGTAAAATCAGTCGTGTCGGACGAACCAGTTATTGAAGAACTAACTGAAGAGAAGAAGATCGATCCGATTATGGCAGGCTATCTTCGCGCTTTTAAATAATTTTAATTAACCTCAAAGGAAATAAAATGGCAACACGTCCAGAATTACTAAAAAAATGGGCCCCAGTTCTAGAAGCTGAAGGCGTTCAAAAAATTGGCGACTCATATCGCAAAGAAGTTACAGCTCAACTTCTAGAAAACCAAGAGCGTGCAATGGCTGAAGGCGCACAAGCATTGTTCGAAGTTAGCTCTATTGCTAACCAAGGCGGTGGCGGTATTGCTTCAGGTCAAGCAGGTACTAATGCTAATATGGCTGGTTATGATCCAGTTCTTATCAGCTTGGTTCGTCGTGCAGCTCCACAGATGATCGCTTATGATATCTGCGGTGTTCAACCAATGACACAACCAACAGGTTTGATCTTCGCTATGAAGAGCAAGTATACTAGCCAAGCTGGAACTGAAGCGTTGTTCAACGAAGCTAACACTGGTTTCGCTGGTACAGGTACTCACCCAGCTGGTGTTGGTATGTCTACGGCTAGTGCTGAAGACCTAGGCGAAAACGTTGACTTCGGTGAAATGGCTTTCTCTATCGAGCGTACATCAGTTGTTGCTAAGACACGTGCCCTACGTGCAGAGTACACTGTTGAACTTGCTCAAGACTTGAAAGCAGTTCATGGTCTAGACGCTGAAGGCGAACTAAGCAACATTCTTTCAACTGAAATCTCCCAAGAAATCAACCGTGAAGTTGTTCGTACTATGTACTCTGCTGCTAAAGCAGGTGCTGTTAACGGTACTGCAGTTGCTGGTACTTTCAACCTTGACGTCGACGCTAACGGTCGTTGGTCTGTTGAAAAGTTCAAGGGTCTAATGTTCCAAATCGAACGTGAAGCTAACTTGATCGCTAAAGAAACTCGTCGTGGCAAAGGTAACTTCTTAGTTACTTCTTCTGACGTAGCTTCTGCATTGGCAATGGCTGGCGTGTTAGATTACACTCCTGCTCTTTCAACTGGTTTGAACGTTGATGAGTCTTCATCTACTTTCGCGGGTGTATTAAACGGTAAGTATCGTGTGTATGTTGATCCATACTTCAGCACTACTGCTGCTGATCAATTCTTCTTAGTTGGTTACAAAGGCACTTCTGCTTTTGACGCTGGTATGTTCTATTGCCCATACGTTCCACTAGAGAAAGTACGTGCTATCGATCCAGCTACATTCCAACCAAAAATTGGTTTCAAGACTCGTTACGGTATGGTTGCAAATCCATTCACTAGCTTGTCTTCTGGCACTAACGTTTACTACCGTAAAGTTACTGTTACTAACTTGATGTAATATCAAGAAACCTACGCAAGATAGGTACTTTAAAGGAGCTCTTCGGGGCTCCTTTTTTACGCTTATAAATAGTGTATACGTGAGGAGCTCATATGACCGTTAGAACTTTATCTTGTCCGATTCCGGAAAACATTAATCCATTGTCGCCAAATGGCTATCTGTTTTCAATTGCAAAATTACCTGAACTAACATTCTTTTGTCAAGAAGTAACTCTGCCAGGGATTAGTATGGTTACTATTGAACAAGCCAACCCATATGTAAAAATCCCTCAGCCTGGTGAAATGCTAGACTTTGATCCGCTACAGGTTCAATTCCTAGTAGATAACAAAATGAGCAATTACCGAGCTGTCTACGATTGGTTGTATGCATTAGGTTACCCTAAAGATAACGCTGATGCTGTAGACTATGCTGCGGCTAATCTAGGTTTAGCTACAAGAATGAACGAAACAATGTTTTCTGATGCTACTCTTACTATCTTAGATAACACAAACAATCCGATTCAGACAGTGTCATTCACGGATGTTTTTCCATCGTCTATTCAATCTCTTACCTTTAGTTCCACTAACACAGATGTACAATATCTAGTTGGTAGCGCAACATTCAGCTATACAATGTACAAATTTGATTAATACTCTTATAGATTAGTATCCAGAGATACATTATACCAACAGTCTAGGAACTTGTACAATTTATTTTTACAAGGAATTTGATTTTACTTTATGTCAAAGATAGGGTATAATGTTCTATTGACGGAGTAGATTATGAACCTTGAAGAACTGTACGACCAATGGGAAATTGATTGCAAGATCGATGATCACCATCTAGACACCGAGTCTATTAGAACCCCCAACATCCATTCAAAATATCTTCGTATTCTTATGGGATACAAGATGAAATACTCTGCGCTCAAGACAGAGTATAACGTGCTACGTCAAAATAAATTTCGCTACTATCGCGGTGAGATGGGAAAGGTTGAGTTAGAACAATATGGATGGGAACAGTGGCAGGGTATCAAACCTCTTAAAAACGAAATGAATGAGTTCCTCGAAGGAGACGCTGATTTAAATCGTATAACTATAAAATGCGAGTATCTACAGAACATGATCCAAGGTGTGGAGTCTATTATGAATCAAGTCAAAGCTCGTGACTGGCAGATTCGAAACACCATTGAATGGAAAAAATTTATAGCTGGCCAATGATAACAATTGAAAAACTTAACGAAGCTACAATAAGAATCTATGGGGATTCTGGCATCGAATCAGAGCTAAGAGACCATTTTACGTTTGAGGTTCCAGGCGCTAAATTCACTCCTGCTTTCAAAGCTAAGATGTGGGATGGAAAGATTCGACTGTATGATATTCAACGTAAGACTCTCATGCGCGGGCTGTATGATTATGTCGTTAAGTTTTGTGATCGCAATGCTTATGATTTTGAGGTTGTAGGTGATCCAGGATGTGTCACGGATGAAAAACCAGAAACGATCAAAGAGTTTGTTGAGTGGTTAAACCCATGCTCAAAGGGTAACCCTATTGAAGTACGCGAGTACCAGCATGACGCTATCTATCATGCTATTAGAAACGAACGCACACTGTTGTTATCTCCTACAGCATCTGGCAAGTCTCTGATCATCTATAGTGCTATGCGTTATCACTTAGAGCAAGGCAGAAAATGTATCATCATTGTTCCAACAACCAGTCTTGTTGAACAAATGCACGCAGACTTTACTGATTATTCTACTGGAAATGGATGGAGAGTTGATAGACATTGTCAAAAGCTTTACAGCGGATTCACTAAAGAGTTCGATGCTAGTGTGCTTATTACCACATGGCAATCGATATATAAACAGCCTGCATCATGGTTTAAACACTTTGATGTAGTGTTCGGCGATGAAGCTCACTTGTTTAAAGCTAACTCGCTTACTTCTGTTATGAATAAGATGACTGATGTTCGCTACAGAATTGGTACTACAGGAACTATCGACAATAAGAATGCTCATAAGCTCGTTCTAGAAGGAGTCTTTGGAGCGGTCCATAAGGTTATCACAACAAAAGAGTTGATGGATAACAACCAGGTTGCTAATTTAAAGATTACGTGCTTGATGCTTAAGTACGACACTGAAACTCGTCAACTACTTAAAGGTGCAACCTATCAGAATGAACTACAATATATTATTGCGCATGAGAAGCGTAACAAAATTATTCGTAATCTTGCTGTAAGCTGTGTTGGTAACACTTTAATTCTATTTCAAATGGTTGAGAAGCATGGTAAAGTACTCCATAAGATGATTCTAGATAAAGTTAAAGACGGTCGCAAAGTCTTCTTTATCTATGGCGGCACAGATGTTGAAGCTCGTGAAGAAGCACGTAAACTTGCTGACGATCTAGACAATGCTATCATTATTGCTTCATTTGGTGTGTTTTCTACTGGTGTAAATATTCCATCAATTGAAAATGTTATCTTTGCATCTCCGTCTAAGTCTAAGATTAGAAACCTGCAATCGATTGGACGTGGCTTACGCTTAAAGAATGGTAAAACACATTGCAACTTGTTTGACATATCCGACGATATGTCTTGGAAATCTAAGAAGAACCATACACTCA